GTGCGCATGCGTTACCACGGGACGCGATTGGGACGGCAGGAGTTGGACGGCGTGCTCTTGGAGGATGCCGAAGGGGCGCTCTGGACCACGGCTGGAATCGAGGACTTGCGGGTGCGAGACGTGCCCGGGTTGGACCGTATCGTGGTGGCATTGGACCCGGCGACGACGAGCGGGTCCGGCGCCGATGAATGCGGGATCATCGTCGCGGGTGTCAAGATGTCCGGGGAACCGCAGGATTGGCGCGCGGTGGTGCTGGCCGATTGCACGGTGACGGGGGCGAGCCCCGCAGGCTGGGCGCGCGCGGCGATTGCCGCGATGGAGAAGTTCGGTGCCGACCGGCTGGTCGCGGAGATCAACCAGGGGGGCCAGATGGTGGCGGAAGTCCTGCGGCAGGTGGACCCGCTTGTACCTTACAAGGGCGTTCATGCAAGTCGGGGCAAGATAGCGCGCGCGGAACCGGTTGCAGCGCTCTATGAGCAAAAGCGCGTTTGGCACATGCCGGGGCTGGACGCATTGGAAGATCAGATGTGCCGGATGACGGTTCGGGGCTATGAGGGGCAGGGTTCGCCTGATCGCGTGGACGCGTTGGTCTGGGCGCTGCACGAGTTGATGATCGAGCCTGCGGCCAAATGGCGGGCGCCGAGGGTACGATCGCTCTGACGTCATTGCCAGAGATTAACGGTCCGTTCGGACTGATGACGGATTTCACACAAGTTTAAGTCAAATTTGTTCCTGCCGGACCAAATGCCAGCTGGAGGAACGGTTGGCGCGTCGATGTCGGGTGCAGGGGCACGTACAAAAGGAGCGAAAGATATGGTTTTTGACTTTCTCAAGCGCGGAGCGCAGGCAGAGGTGCCTGAGCAGAAGGCCAGCGCGACGGGACCGGTCGTTGCCTATCAGTCTTCGGGACGCATTGCCTGGAGCCCGAGAGATACGGTGTCGCTCACGCGGACCGGCTTTTCGGCCAACCCCGTGGGGTTTCGGTCGGTCAAGCTGATCGCCGAAGCTGCCGCGGCGTTGCCGTTGGTGTTGCAGGACAGTGTAAAGCGTTTCGACGCGCATCCGCTGATAGACCTCGTCAGCCGGCCGAACCCCATGCAAGGGCGCGCCGAACTGCTGGAGTCGCTTTATGCGCAACTCCTGCTTTCTGGCAACGCCTATATCGAGGCGGTGAGTGCTGATGACGCTTTGCCTGCGGAATTGCATGTTCTGCGCTCTGACCGGATGAGCGTCGTGCCAGGTGCGGACGGTTGGCCCGTTGCTTATGAATACGCGGTGAGCGGCCGCAAACATCGGTTCGACGCCACCGGCGCGGTCTCCCCGATCTGTCACATCAAGAGCTTTCATCCGCAGGACGATCACTACGGGTTCAGTCCGATGCAGGCAGCGGCCATGGCGGTCGATGTGCATAACTCCGCAAGCCGCTGGTCGAAAGCGCTTCTGGACAATGCCGCACGACCTTCCGGCGCGATCGTCTATCGCGGTGCCGAAGGTCAGGGATCGATGAACAATGACCAGTACGAGCGGCTGGTGGCGGAGATGGAGAGCCATCACCAGGGCGCGCGCAATGCGGGCAGGCCGATGCTGCTGGAAGGCGGGCTGGACTGGAAGCCGATGGGCTTTTCGCCCTCCGACATGGAGTTTCAGAAGACAAAGGAAGCCGCGGCGCGGGAGATCGCGCTGGCCTTCGGGGTACCGCCGATGTTGCTGGGTATCCAAGGTGATGCAACTTATGCGAATTATCAGGAAGCGCACCGGGCGTTCTACCGGTTGACCATTCTGCCGCTGGCGACGCGGGTGACGGCGGCGCTGGCCAACTGGCTGGAGGATTTTTCCGGCGAACGGTTGTCGCTGAAACCCGATCTCGATCAGGTGCCTGCTTTGGCAATCGAGCGTGATGCGCAGTGGGGCCGGGTGGTGCAGGCCGATTTCCTGACCGAGGCCGAGAAACGGGCGCTGCTGGGTTTGCCGGCGGTGAGCGCCGATGAGTGACCCTGGTTTCGATCGGTTCGAATGTGCACCGGGGCTGCGATTGCAGGCCCACGAAAGGGTCTCGGAGATCCACAATGCCAACATCTCACGCCGGCTCGACCGGATCGACGAGATGATGGAGCGGTTGGAAAAACGTTTGTGGATAACCGTTTACGGGGTCGTCGCAATGATATTGGCACAGGCGCTGCAATCGATTTTGACCGTAGTGCCCTGAGATGCAGATGAGGAGAAACGGAATGGAGATTGATACAGGGCTCGAGCGCAAGTTCGCCCGCTTCGGAGAGGCGCTTGAGGTTCGTGACGGCTGTGTGATCAGCGGCTACGCCAGTCTTTTCGGGGCAGTGGACCAGGGCAACGACGTTGTCGAGGCGGGGGCCTACAGGGACTCGCTTGCAGCGATCACGGCCCGGGGTGGCAAGGTGAAGATGCTCTGGCAGCATGATCCCGCGCAGCCGATCGGGATCTGGGACGAGGTGCGCGAGGATGCACGCGGTCTCTGGGTCAAGGGTCGACTTCTGGAGACGGTCGCGAAGGGCCGCGAGGCGGCAGCGTTGATTGAGGCCGGGGCCATCGACGGTCTGTCGATCGGTTATCGCACCCGGAAAGCCACCAAGAATTCAAGGGGCCAGCGGCTCTTGACCGAACTGGAGCTTTGGGAGGTCTCGCTTGTGACCTTCCCGATGCTGCCGAGCGCTAGGGTTTCAGCCAAGGCGGATGATACCGACCTGGCGCAATCCCTGCGTGACATGGCCGCCGCCTTTGAGGGTGCGCGGACCGAATTGGCGCGCCGCTGACGCGCACCTTTCTTTGGGGCCGTGCGAGCGGCTTCGAAACACGAAAACGAGGAAATTGCCATGAGCAAGACCGACGCACAGGCGGCGGGCGGGATGGGTTTGTCCCCCGCCGATGAGGTCAAACAGGCCGTGACCGGCTTTGTCACTGATTTCAAAAACTACAGAACCGAAATCGATGCAAAACTTCAACAAACAGAAGAGCGACTGAACATGCTGGACCGTAAAACTCACTCTCCCCAACGCACCCCGCTCGGCGGCTCCATTGACGCCCGTGCACCGCATCGCAAGGCCTTCAACGCCTATCTTCGCTCCGGTGACGACGACGGTCTGCGCGGGCTGGAAATGGATGTGAAGTCCCTCTCCACGGCCGTAAATTCGGACGGTGGATATCTTGCCGATCCGCAGACGGCGGAAGCAATCAAGTCGGTGCTCAATTCCACTGCCTCGATCCGCTCCATCGCCTCGGTGGTCAATGTCGAAGCGACATCCTACGACGTGCTCGTCGATCATACCGACGTTGGTGCAGGCTGGGCAACGGAGACAGCGTCGACCACCGAAACCGGTACACCGCAACTCGACCGGATCACCATTCCCCTGCATGAGCTGAGTGCGCTGCCGAAAGCCTCGCAGCGCCTGCTCGATGACAGTGCGTTCGACATCGAAGGCTGGCTCGCGGGGCGGATTGCGGACAAGTTCGCCCGTGCCGAAGCCGCCGCCTTCGTCAGTGGTGACGGCATCGATAAGCCAAAGGGATTTCTCACGCACGCAAGCGTCGACAATGATGTCTGGGCCTGGGGCAACCTCGGCTATGTACCGACTGGTGTCGACGGCGACGTGACGGCGGATGCGATCATCGACGTGATCTACGCCTTGGGGGCGCAGTATCGCGCGAACGCGGCTTTCGTGATGAACTCGAAGACCGCAGGCCTCATTCGCAAGCTCAAGGACAATGATGGCCGTTTCCTGTGGTCGGATGGCCTGGCCGCGGCAGAGCCCGCGCGTCTGATGGGGTATCCGGTGCTGATCGCCGAAGACATGCCGGATGCCGTATCGGGCGCCAGTGCAATCGCTTTTGGCGACTTCGAAGCCGGCTATACGATCGCGGAGCGCCCGGATCTGCGCGTGTTGCGCGATCCCTTCAGCGCCAAGCCTCATGTCCTGTTCTATGCGACCAAACGTGTGGGCGGGGATGTCAGTGATTTCGCCGCGATCAAGCTTCTGAAATTCGCGACCTCGTAACACGGGGCCGTGAACCGGCGCCCGGGGTTGTTAGATCTCGGAGCGCCGGGGCCGGGTGCGCGCCGCTGTCGTTTGTGTTGTCTAGCTGCTCCCCTCCGACCGAGCAATGCAGATGGGCGCGCGCCTGGTTCCCCACCCTCGGGGGGCATTTATTTGGAGAGATTCCATGATGTTGATCGAAGAGACGACGGTGCCGGATACGGCGCTCCCGGTCGAAGACTTCAAGGCGCATCTGCGACTGGGCACTGGCTTTGGTCAAGAGGACGTACAGAACGAAGTGATTTCGGGTTTTCTGCGGGCGGCGATCGCCGCTATCGAGGCCAGGACCGGCAAAATTCTGATCATGCGCAGTTTCAGCTGGACGCTGACGCACTGGCGCGATCCGGGTGCTCAAACGCTGCCGGTTGCACCCGTCTCGGCGCTGACGCGGCTTGCGGTCGTGGCGCGCGACGGGACGGAAACGGATATCGCGACGAACAGCTACTGGCTGGAACGCGACAGCCAACGACCGCGGCTGCGGGCGACAGGCGTGTCCTTGCCAGTAATTCCAGCGGGTGGCTCTGCTCGGATGGAGTTTCAGGCTGGGTATGATCCGGTCTGGTTGAACCTGCCTTCGGATCTGCAACAGGCGGTTCTTATGCTGGCGTCGCATTACTACGAGTACCGCCATGACATGTCGTTGAGTGACGGCTGCATGCCCTTCGGCGTCAGCAGCCTGATCGAGCGCTACCGGGTCATGCGCCTCGGTGCGGGAGGCCTGTGATGACTGCGCCGCGTCTCAACCGAAAACTCGTGCTCGAAAACCCCGACCGGGTGTCGGACGGCGCAGGCGGCTTTGTGGAAAGCTGGGTGCCACTTGGCGTCATCTGGGCGGAAGTGGTCGCGCGTACTGGACGAGAGACCGGTCTGTCAGGCGAAGCCGTATCTGCGATGAACTACCGCATTACCACCCGCGGCGCGCCCCACGGCGCACCGGATCGGCCAAAGCCCGAGCAACGCTTTCGGGAAGGCGCGCGCGTCTTCATGATCCAGGCGGTGGCCGAGGACGATCTTGACGGTCGCTATCTCACCTGCTTTGCCACAGAGGAGGTTGCGGTATGAGCTACGGCATGTCTGGTGCGCTGCAGGCCGCCATCTTTGCCGCGCTGACCGAGGATGCGGCACTCAACGCGTTGGTGGGTTCAGAGATTTATGACGCTTTGCCGAGCGGAAAGCTGCCGGAGACCTACGTAAGTCTGGGCCGGGAAAGGGTGCGGGACGCGTCCGATCAAAGCAGTGACGGCGCTTTGCATTCGCTCGACATCTCTGTCCTGACAAGCCAGTCCGGCTTCGCGGCGGCGAAGGCAGTGGCGGCGGCGATCTCGGACGTGCTGCATGGAGCTGATCTCACGCTTGCGCGAGGCCGGCTGATTTTTCTGCGCTTCGACAGGGCGGAAGCCCGCAAGATCGACAATAGTTCGGGTCGCGAAATCCGGCTTCGGTTTCGCGCGCGCGTCGACGACGAATAACGAAATTTCATCAGTCTAAGGAGAGAACCCATGGGGGCTCAGAACGGTAAGGACCTCTTGATCAAGGTCGACATGGCGTCAGACGGATCGTTCACCACTTTGGCAGGGCTGCGTGCAACGCGGGTCAGCTTCAATGCCGAGACCATCGATGTGACCAGTCTGGAAAGCCAAGGTGGGTGGCGCGAGCTGCTTGCTGGGGCTGGTGTGCGGTCGGTCTCGATCAGTGGCTCAGGCGTTTTCCGGGACGCCGAGACGGACGAGCGGGCACGGCAGCTGTTTTTTGACGGCGAGGCGCCTGATTTCCAGGTCGTGATCCCGGACTTCGGAATCGTCGAAGGGCCGTTTCAGGTCACAGCGATCGAATATGGCGGCAGCCACAATGGAGAGGCGACATACGAGTTGTCTCTTGCCAGTGCAGGTGCGCTGAGCTTCTCGGCGATCTGATCATGGCAAATCCCTGGAGGGGCGATGTGGCCCTTGTGATCGATGGCGAAACCCATGTCTTGCGGCTGACGCTTGGGGCTCTTGCCGAGCTTGAGGCGTCGCTGGGGGCAGGCTCGCTCATGGCATTGGTGCAGCGGTTCGAAGGCAACGGTTTTTCCAGCGCGGACGTGTTGGCGCTTTTGAAGGCCGGGCTTCGTGGCGGGCGAGCAGAAGTCTCCGAAGAAACCTTGCTCCACGGCGAGATCGAAGGCGGCCCCATGGCTGCCGCGAGGGCCGCCGCTGAGTTGCTTGCAAGAGCCTTCATGGTTCCTTCGGTGTGAGCGCCCTCGATTGGCCAGCGCTTCTGCGGATTGGCGTAACCAGGCTTCGGCTGAAGCCGGATGAATTCTGGGCGCTGACGCCGGCGGAACTTCAGTTGTTGCTGGGCGATCCGGGAAAGTCCGGGCCGCTTTTGAGCACCGGGCTGGAAGCACTGATGGCGGCCTATCCCGACAAAGAGAAAAAGGACTATGGCGATGACGGAAGACAGCGGATTTGACGATCTGGAAGCACGCGCCGATGGGTTGAACGACACCCTAGGACAGACCAGCACATTGGTGTCAGGTTTCGATAGCGAGCTGCGGCGGATGCAGACTTCGCTTGAGTCCACCGGCAAGGATATTGCCGTGCTGGAACGCGGTTTGAGCCGTGGTCTGAAGCAGGCGTTTGATGGCTTGATCTTCGACGGGGAGAGCCTGTCGGATGCGTTGAACTCGGTGGCCAATAGCATGGTCAACACCGCCTATAACGCCGCTATTCGACCTGTTACCGATCAATTCGGGGGGTTGCTTGCCCAAGGCGTGGGCAGTCTCGTTCAAGGAATTTTGCCATTTGCCGATGGAGCGCCGTTCAGCCAGGGGCGGGTGATGCCATTCGCGACCGGTGGGATCGTCAGTGGCGCTACGCCCTTCGGCATGCGCGGTGGCATGGGCATCATGGGCGAGGCGGGGCCCGAGGCGATCATGCCGCTCGCGCGCGGTGCGGATGGCAAGCTCGGCGTGCGCGGTGCGGGTGGTGGCGGTCAGACGATCATCATGAATGTGACGACCCCCGACGTGCAGGGTTTCCAGCGCAGCCAGGGTCAGATCGCGGCACAGATGTCCAGGGCGCTCGGGCGCGGGCAACGAAATCGCTAAACCAGAGGGAGCAATTCAATGCAGTTTCATGAAGTCAGATTTCCTGTGGCGCTGAGTTTCGGGTCTGTCGGAGGGCCGGAGCGGCGTACGGATGTCGTCGCCATCAGCAATGGTTTTGAGGAGCGGAACGCACCTTGGGCTCACTCGCGCCGCCGCTACGACGCGGGCGTGGGAATTAGGTCTCTCGATGACATCGATCTAATGATCGCGTTTTTCGAGGCACGCTTTGGGCAGCTCTACGCCTTTCGCTGGAAGGATTGGTCCGATTATCGAACCTGCAAGCCATCGCAGAGCATTTCATCGTTTGATCAGATTCTGGGTGTGGGCGACGGTGTGCAAACGTCGTTTCAGCTGACCAAGACATACCGTTCTGGCGGTCATGAGTACGTGCGCCCGATCAGAAAGCCCGTGGAGGGCACAATCAAGCTTGCTGTGGGGCCGGACGAGTTGACCGAAGGCGAAGAGTACACCCTCGATGAGACCACCGGCCTCGTCAGCTTTGCTGTTCCGCCTGAGGAAGGAATGCCGGTCGCGGCCGGTTTCGAGTTCGACGTGCCTGTACGTTTCGATACCGACCGGATCCAGACCAGTGTCGCCAGTTTCAAGGCGGGAGACGTGCCCAACGTCCCGATTGTGGAGGTGCGTTTCTGATGTCCGGCATGAATGCAGCTTTGCAGGCCCATCTCGAAGGCGGATTGACTACGGTCGCACATGCCTGGTCGATCACTCGGAAAGACGGCGTGACCTTGGGGTTCACGGATCACGACAATCACCTGAACTTCGATGGGATTACCTTTCGCGCTGATACCGGCCTGAGCGCACTCGCGGTGGCGCAGTCGACCGGTCTTTCCGTGGACAACACGGAAGCCTTGGGCGCTTTGAGCGATCTGTCGATACGCGAGGATGAGATCGAACAGGGGCGATTTGACGATGCCAAGGTGACAGCCTGGCTGGTCAACTGGCGCGACGTCGATCAGCGGTGGGTGCAGTTTCGGGGAACAATCGGCGAGTTGAGCCGCGCCGACGGTGGGTTCCGGGCAGAGTTGCGCGGACTGACCGAGGCGTTGAACCGGCCATCCGGTCGCGTGTTCCAGAAACCTTGCACCGCAGTCCTTGGAGACAAGGCTTGCGGGTTCAACCTGCGGACGCCTGGGTTTTTCGCGGAGCTTCCGATTCAGAGTGTCAGCCTGTCACGGGAATTCCGATGGGAAAACTATTCGGCCTTTCCGGCGGATTTCTTTTCCCGCGGCAAACTCGAGGTCCTCGACGGCCCGGGCACTGGCCTTTGGGGCATGATCAAACAGGACAAGTTCAGTGGCGGAGTTCGGATCATCGAGCTTTGGGAACCCATTCGAACAAAGCTGGCACCAGGTACGGGGCTCAGGCTTACAGTCGGCTGCGACAAGCGGGGCGAAACCTGCCGGAGCAAATTCAACAATTATCCGAACTATCGCGGCTTTCCGGACGTTCCAGGAGAAGACTGGGTCATGGCAGTACCTAAATCCACCGGCGCCAACACGGGCGGGAGTCGCCGGTGAGCGATTTGCATCTCAAGATCGTCGCAGAGGCGCGCAGCTGGATCGGAACGCCATATGTTCATCAGGCTTCAACCAAGGTGGCAGGTGCGGATTGTCTCGGGCTCTTGCGCGGCGTCTGGCGTGCAGTACTGGGTCCCGAGCCGGAAAAGGCGCCGGCCTACAGCCGCGATTGGTCCGAACCGCAGGGCGAGGAGCGGTTATGGGCTGCCGCCCTGCGGCATCTGGTGCCAAAAGAAATCAATGACGACGCTCCGGGTGATGTGCTGCTCTTTCGGATGCGCAGCGGGTCGGTTGCCAAGCATCTTGGCATCGCGGGATCCATTGGCGCCTCTTCAAGCTTCATCCACGCCTATTCTTGTCATGGGGTTCTTGAAAGCCCGTTGAGCATGCCGTGGCGGCGTCGGGTCGTCGCACGGTTCGAATTTCCCGAGGAGGCTACCTGATGGCGACTATAGTACTTTCCGCAGCTGGTGCAGCACTTGGCGGTTCCATCGGAGGCACCTTTGCGGGGCTTTCCACGGCGGTCATCGGGCGTGCCGTAGGTGCCACAATTGGGCGGGTCATCGACCAGAGGCTTCTGGGGCAAGGATCGGAGGCAGTCGAGACCGGACGCGTGGATCGTTTCAGGCTGTCGAGCGTTGGTGAAGGCGAGCCACTGGCGCAGGCCTATGGGCGCACGCGTCTTGGTGGGCAGGTCATATGGGCATCTGATTTCGCCGAGGTTGTCAGCGTCACAGGTGGCGGCGGGGGAGGAAAGGGTGCTCCGAGCCGTCCGAAACAACCAGAAACCAGATCCTACAGCTATACGGTAAGCCTCGCGATCGCGATTTGCGAAGGTGAAGTCACGCGGGTGGGCCGAATCTGGGCCAATGGCGAGGAAATCGCGCCGGATGACCTGACCCTCCGAATCTACAAGGGACGTCCCGACCAGTTGCCGGATCCCTTGATGGAAGCGATCGAGGGGCCTGGAATGGTGCCTGCCTATCGCGATACTGCCTATGTGGTAATCGAGAATCTCGATCTGGAACGTTTCGGTAACCGTGTTCCGCAGTTTTCCTTTGAGGTCTCGCGCCCTGAACAGCGCAGCGAGGAAGACGCCTATCTTGCACCGACTTACGCTGTCCAAGCCGTCGCCATTATCCCTGGCACAGGCGAGTACTCTCTCGCGACCACGCCGGTTCACTACACAAGTGGTCCGGGCAACCGTTGGAGCGCCAATATCAACACGCCTGCAGAGAAACCGGATCTCTCGGTATCGCTCGACATGTTGAATGAAGAATTGCCTAATTGCCGATCCGTCTCTCTGGTCGTTTCTTGGTTTGGTGACGATTTGAGGTGCGGCAATTGCACCGTTCGGCCGATCGTCGAGAAGCGGGAATTCGACGGCGAGAACATGCCCTGGCGCGTATCAGGACTTTCTCGGGCTCAGTCACAAACGATGCCGCAGGTCAACGGTCGCCCCGTCTACGGGGGTACGCCTGCGGATGCATCGGTGGTGGAAGCCATCAGGGCCATTCGCGCGTCGGGCAAGAGTGTGATGTTCTATCCCTTCATTCTGATGAACCAATTGGCTGGAAACGGTCGAACGAACCCCTATGCGCCCTCCGAAGAACAGCCAGCCTTGCCTTGGCGTGGGCGCATCACGACCTCACTGGCACCAGGTGTTCCCGGGTCGAACGATGGCACTGCCGCAGCCGTGTCTGACGTGAATGCTTTTTTCGGCACGGCGCAAGCGTCACAGTTTTCCGTAGCTAATGGGAGGGTAATCTACTCCGGGCCGCAGCAGTGGAGCCTGTCGCGATTCATTCTGCATTATGCGGCGCTATGCAAGGCAGCGGGTGGCGTGGAGGCTTTCTGCATTGGCTCAGAAATGCGAGGGCTTACGCAGATCAGGGGGCCGGGAAACAGTTTTGTTGCGGTACAGAAGTTCCGCGAGCTGGCGGCACAGGTTCGCTCCATTCTGGGTGCGGGAACCAAGATCAGCTATGCGTCCGACTGGAGCGAGTATTTCGGCTATCAACCGCAGGACGGGAGCGGGGATCGTTTTTTCCACCTCGATCCGCTTTGGGCGGACAACAACATCGATTTTATCGGTATCGACAATTACATGCCGCTGTCCGACTGGAGGGACGGTTACACTCATAGAGACTCCGGCGAGTTCGAAACAATCTACGATCTCGATTATTTGCGCGCGAACGTGAACGGTGGGGAGGGTTATGACTGGTATTACGCCAACGATGAGGAGCGCGAATTGCAGGTGCGAAGACCCATTGAGGATGGCGCGCACGGTGAGCCATGGATCTATCGCTATAAGGATCTTCGGAACTGGTGGGAAAACCCCCACCACGATCGCGTCGGCGGCTTACGCGCGCAGACCCCCAGTCCATGGGTTCCGCGATCCAAACCTTTCTGGTTTACGGAGCTTGGATGCGCCGCAATCGATAAGGGTACAAATCAGCCCAACAAATTCATTGATCCGAAATCCTCGGAAAGCAAGCTGCCATATTTTTCAAGCGGTGCGCGCGATGATTTGATTCAGGTGCAATATCTCAAAGCGATGGTTTCCTACTGGGGAAATCCGTCGAACAACCCCGCCTCTCCAATCTACGGAGCCCCTATGGTGGACATGAGCCGGGCCTACGTATGGGCTTGGGATGCGCGACCTTATCCCTATTTCCCGAATAATCCCGGGCTATGGAGCGATTCCGACAACTATGCGCGGGGACACTGGCTGAACGGGCGTACATCGGCCCGCTCATTGGCTTCGGTTGTCGGTGAGATATGTCGGCGCGCGGGGTTGGTGAATTTCGATGTGAGCAGGCTTTATGGTTTGGTGCGTGGCTACATGGTTAATGAGGTAAGCGACGCGCGCGCTGCCTTGCAACCCTTGATGCTGAGATACTCTTTCGATGCGGTCGAGCGTGATGGTATTTTGCAATTCCGGATGCGGAACGGACGCGGCGCAATTCCCCTGGAGCGGAAGCGTCTTGCTCTCAGCAGCGAGCTAGATGGAACGGTAGAGCAAATCCGGTCATCGCAGGCCGACATGTCGGGGCGGGTCCGATTGAGGTTCGTGCAGGCCGATGCCGAGTTCGATGTCCTCGCTGAAGAAGCCGTGCTCGAGGACGAGAACGCGCTGTCAGTGTCGACCTCCGAAATACCGATGGTGCTGACACGGGCGGAAGGCCGCCAAGTCACCGAGCGTTGGCTCACGGAGTCGCGCGTGGCCCGTGAGACGATCCGCTTTGCACTCCCCCCCTCGTGTTTGTCGCTTGGAGCGGGAGACATAGTTTCACTGGCCGGCGATCAGGCCGAAGGCAGGGCGCTTTATCGAATTGATCGCGTCGAGCAGGGGATGCTGCAACTCGCGGAAGCTGTGCGCATCGATCCCGAGGTCTACCAACCATCCGAATTCTCGGATGAGGTCGGAAACACCCGGGCCTTCGTACCGCCAGTGCCGGTTTTGCCCTTGTTTCTGGATTTGCCGCTGATCAGCGGCGACGAGATTCCGCACGCACCGCATATCGCAGTGACATCACAGCCTTGGCCAGGCTCAGTTGCCCTCTACCGATCTTTCAATGACAGCGATTTCAAGTTGCTGAACGTTGTAACGGCCCGATCCACAATTGGTGTGGTGCAATCTCCACTGTTGAAGGCATCCCCCGGTTTGTTTGATCACGGGCCCGCCGTTCAGGTGCGCCTGACCAGCGGAACTCTCAGTTCCACGGATCAGGCAGCTTTGCTCGCCGGAGCAAACCTTGCGGCCATCGGCGACGGTACGTCTGACAATTGGGAAATCTTCCAGTTCTCGACAGCGGAACTCGTGGCCGAAAACACCTACCAACTGTCCACCCGCCTGCGCGGACAGCTTGGGAGTGATGCTCTTGTGCCGGATGTCTGGCCGGAAGGATCCTGGTTCGTATTGCTGAATGGTATTCCTGAACAGGTTGATCTGTCCCGAAATCTGCGGAATGTGCTACAGACTTATCGAATTGGACCTGCTCGCCGACCTCTCGACGACGCATCATACATCGAAGAAAAACTTTCCTTCCGCGGCAACGGGCTTCGACCACTCTCCCCGGCACACCTGCGTGTGGCCAGTGGCCCGGGCGGAGAACTGTCTTTCTCCTGGATTAGGCGCACGCGTATCGACGGTGACAGTTGGGATGTGGCGGAGGTGCCGCTGGGCGAGGAAACCGAGGCCTACGTACTGCGTATCCGCAAGGCTGGCGCGATCCTACGCGAGGTGACTACCGCAGACGCAGGATGGGTCTACACGCTTTCCGAGCAACTGGTGGACGGATTGTCGCCGCCTTTTACCGTGGAGGTGGCTCAAGTCTCCGCGTCCTTCGGACAGGGGTTGCCGGCCATGATGATCGTGCCGAATTAGTGTGAATGGTCGATCAGGACCGATTTAAGGGACGGGCGCGCTTCGCATCACTTGCAGGCTTAAAGCGTTTTGCGTTTAATCTGAGG